ACCAGGAACACTGCGCTTGCGGCAGCAACAGGTGCAGAGTAAGCAACACAGATCCAAGGACGCATTCCAAGACGATAGGAAAGTTCCCACTCACGACCCATGTAGGCATAGATACCAATCAGGAAGTGGAAGACAACGAGTTGGAAAGGTCCACCGTTGTAAAGCCACTCATCAAGTGAAGCGGCTTCCCAGATTGGGTAGAAGTGCAGTCCAATTGCGTTGGACGAAGGAATAACAGCACCGGAGATGATGTTGTTTCCGTACATGAGTGAACCAGCAACGGGTTCACGGATACCATCGATGTCCACTGGGGGCGCACCGATGAATGCGATGATAAAGCAAGTCGTAGCAGCAAGTAAGCAAGGCACCATCAATACACCAAACCAACCCACATAGAGGCGGTTGTCTGTGCTAGTAATCCAGTTACAAAACTGTTCCCAAGTATTTGATTGTCGTTGTTGTGAAATTGTAGCAGTCATTTTTTTAAGAGAGTTAGATAAAAGTTCGGGGGACGAACCATTAGTATTATTCCCCACAGCACCCTCCACTGTGGGTATGAGAGACATCTTTTACTTGCCTAGTCTCGGTGAGGAGTTTCGTCCCTTTTCGGCAAGAACTTGTGTTAAGAACCTGTTACATTTCTTAACTCGTTGTTGTATTTATCATAACATCATCCTCTGGGGAAGTCAAGAGGTGTATTGATTAACTCCTCTTATGTTTCCACCTCTTTGCTCACACCCCTTTTTAGGTCCAGGTTTGATGTGAAGTTCATATCCAAACTTTGAGCACTCACGAATAGCCCTTTTAACTTGATGTTCTTTTAGTTTAAGTAAATCAGCAACTTCTTTTCTTGATAATCCAGATTGACGATATTTTAATATTGATAGTTCTTGCTGTGTTGGTTCAGTTTTCTTTGGTGGTTTTCCTCTTTTTTCAGTTGAGTTTCCTTTACTCTTCTTTGCCCAGTTGATTGCTTGTTTATCGTGAATAAGTTTATGAGTTGCTGGATGATAAACATAAAGATGCTCTGGAATATTTCTACCACCTTCACATCTTGGTGGGTTGTGGTGAATATCAATATCTTTCATCTGCTCATCAGTAAGTCCATAATGTTCTTGGGCAACCTTACGATAGTTATGTTTATCAGTAGAAAGAACAATAGCAGAGTACATAAAAAAACTCCAAACCTACTATTATTTAGGTAGGTTTGGAGTTATAATGAAGTTTATGTTAGTATTTTGTAACAATCAACCAATAATACTATCTCTCCACTCTTCACTCATATTCACCATAATAGCCTCTGCTGCTTCTGGTGTTTCAGCATATCCTTCATCAAGAAGATGTGAGAAGATGATGTCGTAAAGGTCTGCCTGTTCGGTTCTATGTGAAAGAGACATTCTATCTAAATGTTTCGTTACATCTCGAATTCCTTTTGCCCGTTTATTTATTTTTTTATTATTTCTTTTAGAAAAAATATTACCTTGCGGTGCAAGAATTCTTTTTTTAGCAAGTTCTTTTGCTCTTTCTAGTGCTTTTGGAGTTTGTCCGTAAGAACCTTCTGCTTCATCAAGTTCCTGATAAACTTCCATATATGCTTCTTGAAGACTACGAAAATCTTGTGCGTCCATCTTACAAATACTTTTTAGTTATTTATATCAGGGAAATGGTGGAGTTACTATGTTCCCCGCACCCTCAGCGGGGATATGAGAGACGTTTTTATACTCCCTGGAGGTCTCGGTTTACGGGGAGTTTAACAGTGTTACAGAATGTTTAAGTTTCGTAACATTTGTTTACCTATTTATCATAGCACGCCCCTACCACCCCGTCAAGCCCTTTTTGCTAAATACTTTTAGTGTTCACACAATACAAGAAAATGAAAAGACTTCTATTAGCCTTTTCGTTATTCTTCGCAATCCCAGTTAATGCTGCTGAAATTACATCTAAAATAACTGATTCCGTTCAATTGAAAGTTGATGGTGCTGCAGTTCAATCGACTCGAATCGGTGCTTCATATTCCGTATCAGGAACAAATATTCAATCTACATCTTTTGGTGGAGTAGGTGGTGCTGGAACTTATGACATTAATACAGCAGGTCAAGCATTTACTTTCTCTGAAAGTTTTAATGCTGCTGACACTCCTGTAACCTCACAAACTCGTTCTAATCAAGGAACAATTGATTCACCAAATCTCTATGGAGATACTATAACTCAAGTTGGTGGTGAAAAAGGAACTCTTGCAGGTACTCTTTCCCCAACTAGCGTTCCTACTGTTACTGCTGGTGGTGCTGGTACAACTGCTACAGGTCAACGTAGTATCGAATTAAGCGTATTCAAATGAGACATTTAACTCCCGCTTTGCTTTTAGCAGCGGGAGTCATTTGTACTCCCGTTTATGCTGAGAGTGTTGTGCCTAATTTTACTAGAGGTACAATTAACGCAACAACAGAATCAACAACAAAAGTCATAGAAACAATTCGTCAAGTTGAATATACAACTGGCGAATCTTATACTGTAACTGGTACAAACATTAATATTCCTGGCGTCCCGCAGAGGGGTACTGGTTATTCTATCATGACTCAAGGTGCCCCATTTCAATTTAGTGAGACTTATCTTGGACCTGGAGTGGCAAAAGAAACATGGATAGATCGCACCACAGAAACCCAATCAACCACTACATCAATCTCTGTCTTTACGCAATAATTTCAACAGGGACTGCATTTGCTCAAAGTACTCCTGCCCCTAGTAACACAAATATTGCTGGACCAAGTGCAAGTGCTACTGGAAATGTAACCAATCAGGCAGTTCAAGTTCTTCAAGGACCATATGCACTCAATACTTATGGTGGTGGAGTAAGTTGCCAAGGTGCAACTTTTTCACTATCACCATTTTTGATGAGCAGTCAAAACAATAGCGATGACCCAGAAACCTTTGCATCACGCAATGGAAATTGGGGTATTTCTGCAGGACTTAATATTCCATTAGATAATCACCTATTGAACTTATGTAAAAGAAGAGCAGAAACTGAAATTGCTAGGCAGCAAGCAGAGACTGATAAAGCAAGATTGGACTTTGAACTTGTAAGATTATTGAAGTGTGGTGAAGCACATAAAAATGGAATAATGTTTCATCCGGACAGTCCTTACTATAAAGTTTGTGCAGATGTTGTAGTGAAATACCCAAAAGTTGAGGATGCAGTGAATGGAACCAATACAAATAATAGATAATCCAAATCTAAGACCCATAATCGGAAATAATCCGATTAATGTACCAAATGCAAATGTTAATAGAATATCCGGTCCATCTGTAATTTCAACCATAGATAGACCAACTGTTCGTGGTGTAGAAGCACCTATTGTTCGTGGATTGGAAGTTCCTATTATTGATGTTCCAAATACTGCAATTAAATATCCAGTAATTAATTTACCAACTCAAAAAGAGTTTAATGGTGCGGTAAAAGGAGAACGTGAAAAACAAACACCTCAAGAACAAGAAGAAAAAACAAGGGGATTGCCAGATAGCAAACCACCAGAACTTCCTCCTGCAGTTCAACAAATAACTCAACAATCTCCCGTTTCCGCACCTACACCAGTTGCAGAAGTTCCAGCAGATACACCTCAACCCACTTTTTCTGTTTATGGTGTCAATATTAATTTACCTGACCCTTCTCTTGTTGCTACGGCTGGTGCTGTCGCAGTAGTTACCACAGCGGCAACAATGGTATCATCGGCAGTTCTTAATGCATTAAAAAATGCTGCAGAACCTATTATCAAAGAAGCAACAAAAAACAAGTTTAAAATTAAAATCAAACAAGTTAAACCCGTGCTTCATTATGTAATGGCAGAAGCAGGTCATATTGATATCTTTGAATATTCATCTGAAGGTACACGACTTGTAGCACAAACTGATAACGTTGAACAATATATTCGAGACGAAATTGAAAAGAATGTTTTATATGAAATTGAAAATAAAGTGATTATTGATGAACCAGTAAAAGATAGATTTACAAAAGAGGGACAGGAAAGATTTAAATCTCTCTATGCCCCTCCTAAGAAAATTGCTAAAAAATTATCTGCTCGTTTATCAATTTAAATTTTTTCCTTCCTCTTTTTGCAGGTCTCCTAACAAAACGAAAAACTTCTGGCGGTTGTCGGTTGGGAATAGGTCTTCTGTTTTCAAGCATTATTCCATCATTAGTTAACAACCTCAAAACTATTAACAATTCAAGAATTACGAGTTTCATTATTCTTTTTTAGTTTAAAAGCAGCATCTCCTAAGAATGAACCAACTGCAAGCACAAGTACTTTTGCATATGCATCTCTACTTGTGCTTTCGAGTTCTACTTGACCTTCTGTTCTAATCGCAACAGATTCCACAGCAGAAATCATAAGTGCTGCCCAGATAATAATGAACAATCTAACAATATTAAAATAAATCATTTCTGTCTTCTCTCCAATAATAAAGCAAAATCTTTCTTTTTGGTTCCACCATCATATTCCCAAGCATATCCTTCATCAATCATTTGCTGATTAACAGATTTCTTTTTATTCACTGCGGATACTTCATTATCCCCAATAAACAAATGTCCCAGAATTCTTCCGTATTTCTCAGTAGAATCTGGGAGTTCTGTTTTAACAATAACGTCAGTTTGTCCTTCTAACTTTTTCTTGAGCCATTCTTTAACTTCAAGACCAAGTTTTTTCTCATTGACATCAGTTGTTCTGCTCTCTGGGGTATCGACACCAGCAAGACGAATTCGCTTAGTAAGGGAGATATCAAAACCCAAGTCAATAGCAGCATCAATAGTGTCACCATCTACAACCTTAAGAACTGACTTAATTCTATAAATGTAAGGATCTTTGTCTGACATTAGAAAGGAAACTTAATACTCCCAGTATTTAGTTTAGGAATAGGTAGTTTCTCAAATGCTTTATTAACTTGGTTCTCCACAACCTTACCAACGAACTGTTCTGGATTGTTGAGAATTGCTTCTGCTTTTTTATAAGTTACATAAGCACCATAACAAAGTGCTCCACTAATGAGAAGACTTGTTGTTGATAGAATGAGTGCTAAATTTTTCATCTTTCATTTCCTCGTGTGCTAATTTTAATATGTAGTAAATTACATATGCGGTAAAGATAAGACCGCATCCTAATATTGTAACAACTCCCCAGGGAAATTGGTCCATCAATACTTACCTTCAGTACAATACTCTACTTTCTTATTTGGATAATAAGGATACTTACCCTCTTGAGGTTTCATCCATCCACATCCAATCAACCAATCCATAGTTAAAGGAGTTGGTCTAATTTGATCCCACAGTGGTCCCTTAGCACACATCTCCAACTTATCGGCAGTTACATTAGATTGTTCTTCTGCCCAATTTGCATCTGCTTCCCAAGGAATAGCACGACTTTGCATCATCGATTCATAAGTTAATCGTGTCTGCTTCATTACCCAAGCAGGAATCTCAGAATCCTGATGAACCTGTGCCATAAAGGACGTTTGTAGTCCGCCACCCATACAATCTTGAACAACGTGCCATCCTTCATGTCTCATAGTTCCCAAAAATTCTCTAGGATCTTTAAGAAGAGTTTCATTTACAAAGAAACGATTGTAGTTTGGTTTGTATAAACCTACTGTTCTTGGGGTAAAGTATCTCTCAGGTGCAACATAAACAGGGACATTTACACCGTCAAGAGCAGTAATAATTCTTTTTAATTCTTCTCTGAATGGATCAAAGTCTGGATCCTTTAGTAGTTCAGAATCTACTGATAGTTTTTCTATTCCTTCAGTACATTCTAGGAGTATCATACAACCCATTGCCTCTGCACTATAAGGTCTTACTGTTGGTTGTTTTGGTTCCAATGATGACGCCATAGCAGGAAATGCTAAAGATAAAACTAAACCAACTGAGGTGAATAACTTTTTCATTCGTTCCACCAACCTTCTTCTTTGTGTATCCAGACTTTCAAATCTTTCACATACTTTCTCAATATCTGGGCCTGTTCTTCATGCCAAAAATCACCCGTCTCAATATAAAGACGGGTGTGGTTGTCTATGGCTTGGAGTATTTTATGGATGGGAGCATTCCAACACTCCCTTTTTGGAGTGTTCCATTCTCTTGGCACGGTATTACTAGCGAATGAACCTCATTATATCTAAAATAATCAACCTGACAATTGCCAGGACTAATCTCAACATACCCAACTACCATAAAAGCAATAAAATCTATCACTTTTTCTTACCACCATTCTTTGCCTTTTTAGCATTTGCATTACCAGAATTCTGCTTTTTATTATTAGCAGAACCTGCACTACCTTTTTTACCTTTGTTTGCTGATTTTGCCATCATGCTCCACTTGTGCGGGGTTGTACTTGACCTTCTAAAACTTCAACTCTTTCTTCAAGACTTGGTTCAGTAGTTGTGGCAACTTCTGGTGCTACAGGTTCTGGAGTAGGTTCTACTACCACTTCTCTACGTGGTTCTTCTTTCTTTTCGTCATCATCTCCACCTTTCTTCATAGTATTAATACCAAATGTGGCAGCAGATGCTGTGAAGACAGTTGCAATAAATGTTGGGTCCATTTTAGCAAGAGCCCCAGCATAACTAGCAGTGAGAAGTGCGGCAGACCAACCCAAAATGGCGATACGAATAACAGTACTCATACACTTTTCCTTTTTGTTTGGTGTTTCCATTTGTTCCTTAGTTTGAGGTTAACCTTTTTTCCAAGCTTCACCTTCTGCTTTTCTTCTACGAGCAAGACCTGCTTCTACATTTGAACCAGGATTTCTGTAGAGGTAAAGCGCATCGGGAACTAGATCCCACTCTTTATTCTTCAGGCGTTTAGTAATAGTATTAAAGTTATCACCACCGTAAAAACCGGCACCAAGATTATAAGCAAAGCTGAGCAGAGCGCCTCTTTTTCCATCAGACATTTCACTCCAATGAGGGATTTTACGCAAGGCAGGAAGGAATTCATTCTTGCATTGTTCGATAAGAAGTTGGTCTGCTTCTTGTTGGGTTAAAGTATCACCAAGTTTAAAGTGCGACCCGTCCTTCTTACGAGTAGAACCCCAACCAATAGTGATTGGGAGACCGCCAGTAAGGGGGTCGGGATATGCTTTAAGATGACATCCTTCAAACTCTTTAATGAGTTTAAGACCCATCATTGGAACATCATCACCACCTGTTACAGGAGCTGCAGCAGCGGGTGCAGATGCTGGTGCAGCACTAGTCTTTTTTCCACGATAAATCTCCGCCCAATCAATATTATCTTCTAGATATTTGACTGGGAGGTTATCTTCCAACCACTGTACTGCTTTAACATGATTGGGGTTCTTCTCGTCATAAAACTTGAAGAAGTTATGTAGATCGATTCTTGCCATTGTTGTCTCCGAAATACCGTTGATAAAGTTCGTTTGCTTCTAAATGCTTACCACTATTTGTAAGATCTTTAATTACCTTAAGCATTTTTGCTTTAAATCTAGTCGAAGATTCTGCCCCATCCATCGTTACCTCCTGGGCACCAACGATGCTTAAGAACTGCTTTGGTGTAAATGGTCTTCTTACCATTTGTAACTGGACCAGTATAGTTATCATTTAATGAACCATATGGATCATTTACATAATAACCTTTGCCATCTGGTGTCTTACCGATTACAACACACATGTGCCCACCAGTAGGTGCAGAAAGAGAACCCCTATGGAGAATACCAATAACGACAGGTTTCCCAGCGTCAAGACTTTTATCAATATCAGCGAAAGAAAGATTGTAACTAAAGTGTGACTTAATTCCATAACCTGCCAGAACTTTTGTCTGTACGGCATGGTCAGTCGTATCACCAATTGCAAATACTTTCTTGACATATTCATCATCACCTTTGATGCTTCCTGGCTTGAGGAATGCAAGACACATAGCACACGATGAAGAGTTGCAAGTTCTATGTGCATCTCTATAGTTATCTACTTGATTGAAATATGGAACTGCAAGAACTTCTGGTGTAGGGGGTTTAGTTCTGAAAATTCCAATCCAATCTGTTTCTGAATCGTCAAGGAATTGAGCAGGTAGGTTATCCTCTAACCATTGTACTGCTGCCACATGGTTTGCATTACTATCATCATAAAATTTAAAAAAGTTATGAAGATCTAGGGTCATTGGATATTACTTAAACACTGAAGATATTTATAAAAAAAGCGCCCTTTCGGACGCTTGATTATTTTCATGCAGTAACAGTTTCTCGAACTGTAGATTTTACATACTCAAGAATGTTTTCTGGAGTAGTCGCCTCATAAGGGTCGGTGGCGGCATTGTCCCGTTGCCCCTCCTCAACGAATAGTTTCTCGATGATTCCGTTATCCACGACTGCAGCATAACGCCAAGAGCGACTACCGAAACCAAGGTTAGACTTAGTGACGAGCATACCCATAGAACGTGTGAAATATGCATTACCGTCCGGAATAAGTTTTACATTCTTAATGTTCTGGTCTTGTGCCCAGGCATTCATCACAAACCCATCATTAACAGAGATGCAGTAAATAGCGTCGATGCCACTACCAATAAAGTCGTCGTATTTCTCTTCGAATCCAGGTAACTGATAGGCACTGCAAGTAGGAGTGAAAGCACCAGGCAGGCTAAAAATGACCACACGCTTTCCATCGAAAAGTTCTGCAGATGTACGAGTTACAAACTCACCATTCTCACGAAATACGAATTCAACCTGAGGAATTTGATATTGTTCCTTACGCATCTTAACCTCCATCAAAACACGCCGGGAATGATCTGACCCGTAGCAAGATAAGAACCGACAGCAGCAACGAAGCCAATCATTGCAGCCCATCCATTAATACGTTCTGCCTTTTCAGTAAAAATTTTGTTCATTGTTTTTCTCCTTGATAAGAGTGTTTTTGTTTGAGTTCAGGATTTGGTTGTGAAGGAACAATTGGGTTCCTTGACTTGTTTTTAATTACGATGAAAGCATCGTTTTGGTAGGATACAGTTCCAAATGGTTTTGCCCATTTTGGATTTGCATTTGGACTGGTAGCAGTTCCTGTTACTGCTACACCACCAATCTCAACAGAGATTTCGTCGTTAGCATCCCATCCAAGTTTTTCAAGGGCAATTGCAAATTGCCCCAGCATACCTCCAGTACTCACAGATTTTCTTCCTGCTCAGTGAGGATTACACAATCACTTGTGGGATATGCTACACAAGTAAGCACCCAACCTTCTGCTTGTTGGTCATCATCAAGGAACGATTGTTCTTCGTTATCTACAGTACCACTGATCAACTTGCCAGCACAAGCGGAGCAAGCACCTGCCTTACAAGATGAAGGGAGGTCAACACCTGCCTCTTCTGCTGCTTCAAGGATGTATTGATCATCAGCACATTGAATGGTAGTTTCAGTGCCATCGGGAGATTGAAGAGTAACATTAAAAGTGGTCATTAGTAAGTCTCACAAATTTTTTCTACAGACGCTGCCAGTAAAACAAAAAAGGCAACTGAAGTAATTGTAAAGATAGTTGAAGTCATTGTCAATCAATTGTCAGAAGATGCCGAAGAAGAAGTTGCCAGTGAAAGCATAAGAAACAACACCAGCAACAAAACCGACCATTGCCCAGCGTCCATTCATTTTCTCCGCTTTTTCTGCATAGGGTTCGATACCATAACGTTCAAGGTCTTCCTTGGTCATGTACATCGCGGGTTCTTTGGCAAACATATTCATTTGCCCAAACTCGTTTTTTGTTACAGTCATTTTTCGTTTTATTACGAATTGTTACACAATTATATAGGAAAAATAAAGGGGTGTCAAGCACCCCTGGTAGTCATTTATACCTAATTTTGTTAGGAGATCAGAACTTAAATGTGGTTTGAACCAGGGCACCGAAGGTATCAAGACCACCTTGACCCGTAGGATTGCTTAGATAGAACACTGCAGGAGTTACAGCAATGTTATCAGTAACTTGCACTTTGTAATATGCTTCAAGAGCATAGTTACCATCTTCACCATCTTCACCATTCTGTTCGGTTACGAAGGTAGGTTGACCCACTGCAAATCCAAGAGCATTACCCTTAGCAAGCACATTGTTCCAAACCAGACCAGTGTACCAGGATTGTGACTTGGTATCACCAGCAGAAGCATAAGTAGAGTTATTATAACCCCAACCAGCAGAGATCGAAGGAGCCCAACCAGTAGTGGAAGGTTGCCAGTAACCAGCAAGAGAGAATGCGTTGGTATTACCACCTGTTGCACTGTTAGGAAGCGCAGAGGTCAGAGTAGGAGTACCTTGAATGCTCACACCATTGTTGGAATAGGTATAAGCACCAGTCAGGTTCCAGTTCTTACCAGTGTATGCAAGTTGAGCAGTGGTAGAAGCAGCAGAGTTACCATTGAACATACCTCCTTCTGCACTGTTACCCACATCAGCATCACCAGCAACATAGGAACCACCAAGAGTCCACTTACCTTGCTTGATAGAAGCACCGAAACCACCACCAAGGACTTTGGTATAGGTTCCAGGAGCACCAGCAAACTGGAAGATGTTCAAAATTGCATCTGCATTATAGACAGAAGGCCATACAGGCAGAATATCATCCTGACGGATACGAGGACCAGCAGCAACAGTTACTTTGCTGCCGACAGGAAACTTGTAATACAGGCGGTTAATGGCAACTACGTCACCACCATCAGCACCATTCAGGTTTTCTTGGAAACCAGCGTCAAGTTTGGTGAGTTTTGTAGGATCGGCACCAAAACCACTGTCATCAAAGTTACCAGCACGAAGTTGAGTGCGGAGCAGGTCTTTACCAGTAAAAGAAGTATCAAAGTTCAGACGAACATCATAGTTGAAAGATACTGCTTCACGGAGATTATCATAATCTTCTTTACGATCACCGCCGTAAGACAGACCACCAAGAACCCACTTTGCCTGACCTTTTAGTTTGGTAGTAGTGGAGAATTGAGTTGCCTCAAGTTCACCAACCTTTGCTTCCAGACTTGTAACTTTACCTTGAATTACGGTGAGTTCATCACGGAACTCATTAGCAAGACGCTTAAGTTCATCAGTTTGCTCAGTAACACGATCCAGGCAAGCATTCAGAAGTGCTGCTGCCTCATAACGGGTCATTGAACGACCACCAGCAAAAGTGCCGTTGGGATAACCAGCAACGCAACCATAACGCTCTACAAGGTTGCTGAGTGCCTGATATGCCCAATCAGTAGGTTTTACATCAGACAGTTGATTAATGCTTGTGACCTGTTCAGAAGAATATTGGTTGACTGCTGCCATATTAAGATCTGCGGCATTCGCAGCAACAGGAGCAACCATTCCCAGAGCAACAGGTGCAAGCATCAGTTGTTTGAGTTTCATAAAAGTTTTTATGTACTATAGGACAAATGTTAAGAATTACAACAGAATTCTTAAGTACTTATTTAGTTTAACGATTTTGTTCAAATTTGTCAAGTGGTTTGTTGGGCAGATGAATTTTCAGTTATTCTGCCTAAGAATGGATCATAATTCATATAATCTTTGATGTCTACGTTTGCACCATTTTGTTGCCAATACTGAGAAAGAGCATTGTAATTTCCTCTATGAAAAGCATCAATATGATCTGGATGAATACTAGATCCCAACTCAATCCTATAAAGAAGAAGAGGAATGGAATACGTATTACCAGAATTATAAATCAAATCATCTGCCACAGGACGTGGTTTAACGCCATTATCAAGTTTATACTTATTTCTGCGAACGTGAAACTTCAAAAGTTTTTCCGCATGATGCCTAGTAATCAAATAACAAGCTGTCGAAAAATCATTCACAAATCTTTTATGAAGTTTAACGTGAATATCTCCTGTGCAAATAATTGCAACCTGAACAACATCCCAATCATAAGGAATATGTGCATAAAAATCCGACCAAGTAAAGTTCCAATACTTTACCAAATCAAGATTACAATCATCTTCCATAATAATAGCGTATGGACTATCAGAGGTTTCATACCAATGCTTGATTGCTTTTAAATGTGAAGTAATGCATCCTATTTCTCCGGATGTCATCATTTCAGGATAACGACCAACAATGATATCACTCAAATCATCATCTCTACCATCATATGCAGAAATACGTGTATAGTTTTCTATTTCCCAATACTTAAATTGAGATTCCATGTATTCTTTTCTTTCTGGTTGCCCATCAAGATTTAGATAATAAATGGGACCAATGTTTTTAAGTTTATAAGTTGATTTATTTTTATCAAGCAAATTATTCATAAAAGTATCCAATCCGAACAGTATAGGTCTTTAGTTTTTTTATCTGCATATGCGGGACCAAACCACATCTTAGGTGCGATTACTTTTTTGTTGGGATTTTGGATTAACCAAGATCCCCACCAACTTAAAGAACTATTAGCAATAATAGCATGAGAACATAAAGACATCAAACACAAATCACTATATGGTGTATAAGAACCGTCTGGATATTTATCAACTGGTTCAGAAACAAAAAATCTATCTCCAGAAAAAAATTCTTGTTCTTTTACCCATTCTGGAGAATCTGAAAAGACAATAACTGGGTGATCTTCATCAAAATATGAAAGTGCTTTCTCATAGTATTCAATTGGTTGAACAGGATGTTGATCGGAACAGTTTACATATGCCCACTTAAATCCACGAGGATCAACTAAATTTGGATCTCCACGACGAACATGAAGCATAATAGGTTCTTGTTCTTCAAATGATTTCATCATCTCTTTACATGGACCAAGATGCTCATCGTGGAATGTAAAGTCTTTACGAATTTCATCTGCAACATGTTGAAAATATTTTTCAGTCTGAAAGAATCCATGGAGACTTACGTTATCTGGACATTGCTCAAAAAGTTCTTCATCAAAATGAAAAAATCTTTCTTGAACATAAGCAAAATCATCTCTAACTGCTATATTTTCTTCTTTTACAGTTTCTAATTTAAAGCAATTATGAAGACTATAATTTTCAATACCAGACCTATGAAAGGGTGGAATGCACCATTCATAATTATGTTTAGCAGCAATGCCCCTTAATGCTGCATATTCAAACATCTGATTTCCAAGTCTTCCAAGATTTCCAATCTGATTAAACGCTAACATATTTTTTGACCTATCCATTCTTTCAAATTAACTTTAGGAGTCCATTCAAGAACACTTTTTACCTTATCTATATTTGCAAGCGTGTTTTTTGCTTCTCCAACTCTTTGGGGAATAAAATTATAATCTTTAGATATTATTTGTGCTATTTCCAAAATTGAAATATTTTCTCCACTTCCAATATTATAAATTTGCCCATAATATTCATCATTTAAATCAGACACCGAAGCCAAAATATTAGCATCAACTACATCTTTGACATGAATAAAATCTCTACGTTGCAATCCATCTCCAACTACCGTTAAGGGAATTCCAGTTTTTCTTTGATGTAAAAAAATTCCAATTACTGGTGCATATTGTCCAATGACAGGAGAACGTTCTCCATAAACATTAAAATATCTAAAAATTATTGTCTTTAATCCGTATAAATTTGTGTACATTTTGCAAAGTTCTTCCCCAGAAACTTTGGAGACAGAATATGGATTTAAACAATCATTTGGATCAGTTTCTACATTTGGGTATTTATTAAGTCCATATGCAGATGAAGTAGATGAATAAATTACTTTTTTTACATTTGCTTCCCTTGCACATTGCAAAACTGTGCAAGTTCCTACAGAATTCTTAATAACAGCATTTATTGGATTCTCGATAGCAGGTTGAAGTCTTGACTCTGCGGCGAGATGAAAAACATAATCTACTCTATCATATAAACATCGAGTAGACTCATAATCACATATATCAAATCTATAATTATTTGCTTTTTTATTCCAATGAAATTTTTCATTACACTCTGCACTTTCATTATCAATTACATTTACTTCCCAATTCATTTCAAGAAGTTTATCTACAAGATTTGATCCTATAAATCCTGCCCCACCGGTTACTAATGCTTTCATTTTATTGTTTACAAATTTTTTTTTTGAGTTCAGTAGTAGAATAATTATGACTTCTATCAACAAATACAATTTTTATATCTATATCTTTTCCAGTATAGGACCCATCACAATAATCATTCCCAAGAAAACGAATGTCATATTTTCCACTCTTCAAATAATCATGAAATTGATTTTCTGTTTGATAGATAACAATATCATCAACATGACGAAGAGAACAAAGTATTTCTTTTCTTTCTTCAATAGAGTGAACTGGAGGAATTTTGCTTGGTCTTTCTAATGATGGGTTTTCATGTAAAGCTATTGTAAGATGATTACAATACAATCGACATTCATTAAACATCCTAACATATCCCGGATGAATTAGATCAAATGCTCCAGCAATGATGCCCCTCACTTGTGGTTGAGATTGTTTCCACACCTCAACATCTACTCCTTTATCATCCACAAAAATATCTGCAGTTGGTTTGCAGAACATTGGAAACAACTCATGATACTTATATCCCCATTTATCAAGTTGTTTCTTTGTATAATCAGTCCAATCTATTCCAGAACCCTTTCCTCTAGCAGTCTGTAAAATAATATAATTTCCATTATTATATAAACGATTTACTTGCTCTACCATAAATGAAATTGGTTTTGCATTTACATAATCAGGTTTTCCAAGTTTATTATTGGGAGTATGGCAAAGAGTCCCATCAATATCAAAACAATATCTCATACAACTCCATGAAGAAAAATTTGGTGAACACACTCAACTACTCCATAATCAGTGCTTTTGATATAATAATTCCAAAGTGCATTTGATGAGTTGGTTTTCAGTGAATTATTTTCACTAAATCCACTCAAAACTCCATAAGCAACTTTATTTTCTTCACACCATTGTTGAGCATTTAGCATATTCTTAGAATCACCACTAGAACTCATAATAATTACAAGTGTATCTTTTTCAACATAAAACTCTAAAAACTTTTGATAAGCATTTTCATACCCAAAATCATTAGTAAGCATCGTAATCATTGAAGGATCAGAAAGAATAGAGACTTTCTTTCTATGAAACTTCATATAATCTTGAGAGATGTGAGATGCTACAGAGTTACTTCCACCATTTCCAAGAATAATAATTCTATCATAAGTATTAAATGCTCTACAAAATTTTTTAAATTCTTCTTTAATATGAGCATCTTGCAAGACGTTAGCATATTTTAAAAATGGATTCATAATTTTTTTCCAACCACACCATTAGACTCTACGCCTATTTTAACACATTCATAAGGTATTTTCAATCCATTTTTCTTAGAAAAAGTTAGAAAAAATCCTCCATTTCCAGCACCACAGAGTTTATGTGCTATAACTGTTTGGTTTTTCGAAAGAACTTTATCCATATCACGAATGTTTTTATTTTCCGTAATAGTTGAACTCGTATTCTTTTTTTCTTCCCAACTCCTATTCAATAGGTGCAAAAACAAAGAATAGTCTTTTTTAATTAAAGCAGAATATGCTTGCTCAACTGTATCGAGTAAAGGAAGTGCTTTATCAATATTATCAGTAACATCCTGAAGAACATTTTTTGAATTTCTAGTTACTCCAGTAAAAACCAAATGAACGTCATATATATCGAATAATTGAGTGGATAAAAAGTTATATCTTACAATTCCTCCTTTTTGAAAATCAATTTTTTTAAATCCACCAATACCACATCCATAGGGATCTTGATATCCACAATATTCATTGAACTCTCTTTCAAGTTTATATGCTAATTCGCATATTTCAATATCAGTCAAACGTAAATCATTGAACATTGAAATACATTTAATAAGAGAAATAATATATGAAGATGATGATGCTAATCCACTACCTTGAGAATATGCATCACTTGTCATACTTACATTAAGAGGAAAACACCCAAAGTAATTCAAAACAACTCTTACTAAATCATTTTGAATATCACCAATGAACTCAGTTTCTTCTCGTTTAGAATAATTAACAATATATTTGTGTCCCTGAATGTTATATCCTAACTTGTCTTCATGAAGAGTAATATAGGTTTTTAGATTACACGTAAAACTAATTACAGACCCAAATCCATATTTTTCAACAAAATATGGATTGTCGGTTGAACCACCAAATAAAGATATTCTTAATGGACAACTAGATATAAACATATTTTTTTAAATACTCTTGTCTTGAATAATATTCTTTTAGTTGTTCTTTATTCATTTTTTGAATTTTTTCCCAAACTTCAAAATTATTTTTCATATAAGGATTTCCTTGCACAGAAGTAGGCCATGAGTTTCTCCCCCTACTATGTTCCAAATGATAGATATAATCATCAATTCTTAATACAGTATATCCAAGAGTTGTAAATCTAAAATATCTTTCTTTATCTTCCGGGGAAGAACCTCTAAAATTTTCATTTTCCATTCCTCCTTCAAAATATACATCCCTATTGAAGAACTGTACCCAACCAAAATCAGATGTAGATATAGATGATTTTTTCTCAAGAACTTTAAAATCAAAATTAGAATTTAAAAATTCAGATACTAATTCGTCAGTAGAATAAATTTGTTTTTGATAATTTCCAATCCCATATGGATAAACAACATCCGATTTTCCATCCATTATAAGATGACATGCATTAATGTATGAATTAATAGGTAATAAAACATCACAATCATAGTTTATTACAACTTTGGTTGTACATGAAGAAAGCATTTCGTTCAAAATATGCATTCTATAAAAAACAGGATCATTAGAGTGCTCAAAAATATGATTCAAATTTTTTAATTCGTCACCA